AGGAACTCAAAATTAGCCTGTGATTTTCTTTTTAGATCTGCGAATGACATATGGATTTTTTTAGATTTGATTGGATTAGGGTGGGAGGTTGGATTAATGTATACCAACAAGTACAGGGCATTGCTACATTAGTAGATTTTTACTGTACTGTCTGAGTCCCGACTGGTAGGTCGATTCTGTGCGAACACAGCGAGCACCACCTCTGACTCATCACCTTAACTAGCCTTATGCCAGCAAGTTTATTCAGTCACTCCCGTATCAGGTAGCGAACCCGATATACTATTTATACCACATCCTGAAGGAGAAGTCAACCCTTTTCAAGAGTTTGTTTCATTGCACCGACCTTCCTCTTCAAGTCAGCAAATAGCTCTGATACACTGAGTTTTTGGTCTCCACCGAGCATTACTGCACCCTTAGCCATGTTTTCAATCACTGACTCTGCCTCTGGGTCATCACTCAATTTCATACGAGCATACATAATCTCCTGCTTCTCTAGTAAAAGGAGCAGAGCAGCAAGATATTCTTCCTTCCTTTCTTTCTCTAGGATAGGAAAACTCATAGCATATTTAAAACAAATTTGTTGGAGTTCCATCATCTCTTGGATGTCTCCACGAACCATTTCTGATTTAAAAAAGTCGCTCATACTAACATTAACTTTGCTCTGGATGTACGTTTGATAAAGTTTAATTTCTGTGCATCAAACTTTAGTTTTTCTTTTAGGGGTTTAGAAATGAGTTTAGGAACTGTCTCCAATTCAATCTCATTCTGATCACAGTAGTGTATGATAGCATCAATATAATTCATATCAATATTATCTAAAACTATTCGTTCCACTTCCTGCGAAAATTTCGCAGTTGTCATAAATTTATCCTCTAATAGTTTACTTTTTTCCATGAGTGGTATCGTATTCGTCTTTGTATTTGAGCAGAGAATCTAAAAATTCTTTCTTCACAGGACGAACCTCCACCTGGGTCTCACCATTTTCACACACAACTATAGTCACTAGTTGCTTCGCATCTATATCATATTTTTCTTTGAGCATACATGCATATGCACATTCTTGAACAAAATAATCATACAGATACTGTTGTTTCTTGGGTTCAGCTGCGGTCTTAAAATCTATGATTGATAAGAGTCCATCAAACTCTGCAATACAGTCAACCCGCCCTGCGAGTTTTAATACATCAGAGTAGAGCGCAGCTTCCTGTAGGTATATTTTATTTATGCGATCCAAAGTAGGCTTGGAATGCTTAAACATCACTACAGGCAAGGGATGTGAATGATAATCAGTTATGTCTAAACAATTATCAATGTAGTCTTCTACTATAGAATGATACTTAGTACCTCTAGCAGTAGATCTTTTAGAGATAGCATTAGCTTTCTCCTCACCTACACGTTTCCTCCATCTCATTATACCCTTCATCTTTTCAGGGTTACTTCCTATTACTGTAGTAACAGAAGGGTATTTGTTTCCTTCGGGTGTAAGGTAGACACGTTTACCTGTCTCCTCATCCGTCTTAGCCTCCATCTCGATAGGAGTTAGAACGTCTAGATGTATAAAGGTCATGAACTAGTTCCTGTATTAATCTTACTGATAAGATAAGACTTAACAAGTCCTGACCTAATGATATCTTCTATACCAAACTCAACACTAGAGAATTCATCCATGTCCTCAAGGATACGTTGGAAGTCTAGGATACCATCCCTCTCATTAGTTCTTACTAGATCAGTTTGTGCAACATCACCAGCAAATATAATTTTAGAGTCTTGTCCTACCCTAGTGATTATACTATCTAACTCATGGAAATTCAAGTTCTGACACTCATCAACCAATACAATAGCATTATCTAATGTAGTACCACGTAAGAATGATGTAGACCAGAATGAAATAGTCTCTTGATGCTTAAGGTTTTCATACAACATATCAAATGCTGCATCATCAGGCATCCTAAACATATGTCGTACCATATTCTTGTATGGTATTTGATATAAGAATGCTTTGTCCTCGTGATCTCCTGGTAAGAAACCAATCTCTCTTGTTGAAACGAGAGACCTAACAATATAAACCTTATCATATGGTGTGTCATCTGCAAACACATCCTTCAACGCTAAGTAAAGTGCAATGAATGTCTTACCTGTACCTGCTACACCATAAGTGAATAGGTTTTGACCTTTAGCATACTCTTCAAACAGTAGTCTTTGATTATCTGTAAGAGGACTGACCTCTCTTAGAAGTGTACTATTAATAGGACGCTTACGCTTCGCACGTCTCTTGGTTGGTTGTCCGTTCTTTTTAGTAGTTCCGTTAGTCATTTACCAACCCCTCACACGTGAACCAGGTTGCTTCTGGACTTTGTTCTTCATAATATCTGCCCATCCAGGGTGTGTCTTAGTCATTTTATCACGCCACTCACCCACCTCACCTACACCTGCACAACCTTTAGACCAGTCTTTATCCCAGTCAGCATTAGCAGGATCACTTCTCCATTCTTCATACTGTTTCATAGACATGACTAACTCTTTAGTTTCTCCTGTCTCTTTATGTTTAAGTGGGTAGGTTGGCATTAATTTTTTCCTCCTGTGAGTTTGGACTTAATAAAGTTGAATGCTAATTTAAAGAATGACTTACTAGCATCTCCTTGTAACTCATCAAACATATACATGTTAAGTCTGAATGCATAGTTAGCCTCGGTGATTAAAGCATTGATCTCTTGCTCATTGAAAGCAAGACCATCCAATCTGTATTTGTATTGAGTCTTGAATGCCTTAGCATCTTCTATCATAGGGAAGTCATAGAAGTGTAAACCTTCTCCTTTAGGTGGTTGTAAAGCATTCTTTGCTATACCCTTAAGGATCTGACCACCAGATAGATCACCGATGTACCTAGTATAATGATGTGCAATCAAAAGATAAGGATCTTTCTCTGCTACTTCATTAATCCTGTAACAGTATGTATTACATGCTTCAGATGGAGTGAGTTGATCTCTCCACATTGGACCATAATAATATCTAAGATCTCTTTCAAGGAAGGAAGTACGATAGAGTTGAGCTCCCCACTGCTTGAGTACCCTTGCTGACCGACAAGTAGTCTCTTCGATCCTCTGCTCCATTGTATCATACACATAGTAGAAGTCAGTGATCAACTTACGATACTCTTCAGGATCTAAGACACCCTTAAGAAACTGTGCAACGAACTTAGTATTCTCTGCTGCTGAGTGAGATTTCTTAGTTCCCTCTTTTAATCGAGCAGTAAAACTCATTAAGATACCCTCCTAAATTTATTGTTACCTGAATGGTAACGGTGTAGATTGAAATTTATATTATACCTAGCACTAGCATTGGTTGTGGTAGATGAGTTGTGTGTAACAGACCCATCAAAAAAGACCATGCGGTTAGCCACTGAGTCTATTTTACTACCATCTTGCATTCTTGTAAAGCCATCACAAGTATTTAATGAGAAAACACCAGCAACATGCTTGAAAGGATAGTCAATGTGTGGTTGATGTTCCCTCAATGTTTCTGTGTGTGGGTATAGGTTTGCTTTCACTCGTATAAAAACTGTGAAGACCTCCTCATTATTAAATGCTGGTCCAAATATATTGTATATGTTTTCAAAGAATGGACTCTGAGGTACATCATTATTGTATAACAAATGAGTACCATAACTGTTCCAAGGTTCCGACTGCTCACCTACGTAAGCACTAACCCCTTCTCTAAACCTATAAGTGAACTGCTTAGAAAGTTCTACCAGTTCTCTAAAGGCTGCTTTAGGTAAGAAGTTATCGACAACCCTTAGAGCCATCCCAATGCCTCTGAAACTATTGGGAACTGTTCAGCAAAGATTGATCTACACATCTCTGCGATCTCCATGTGTTCCTTCTGTGTACCATGTGCTGATCGTAGATCAATGTAATGCACCCATGATCTTACACTACCAGTCATGTAGATACGAGTGGGTGTAGCAAGTGGTAGGACAAACCTAGCACACTCTTTAGCAACACCTGCATGTAGCATCTTCTTGTACAGATCAATACTAGCATCGAAATGCTTTCTCATCTGTACATTAAAAGACTCAACCACTTCTGGATCTACATCATCGATACTGTTCTGCCTATTCTTATCGTCTTGTCTACGTAGCTCAGGCAAAGGTATGTCCTCTCTAATGTGAGAGACATCAGCATACCGTTGTGAAAACTCTTGGTAAGTAAACGATCTATGTCTTAGTATTTGTGCTGCTAATCCTCTGGTAGTTTCAATCTCCAGAGTCATGTGTGCCTGTTCAAATACCGACCAGTGACCGTGCTTTATGCAATACTTTAGCAATCCACTTACGTTTGGATTGTCTTGGTTGTTCGGGTTGCTGACTCTCGCCACGTAACCCATCGTCTCCTCCGCTTTGGGAGTGACTGTCACTAGTTTCACTTGTTGCATTCTTTTTCAGTTGTTTTCGTATAAGTTTTGCGTAGTACACATCCTGTCTAGTATACCAGTCGGGATGTTTCTTAGCGAGTTTTATGATTCGTTTTGCTGTCTTCCTTTTGTCTTTCCGTTCTGCCTCATCCATAGAAGCATTCTCTCCTCAGTCTGTGTAACCGTCATCGTCGTCAACGCTTAGGTATGATCCAATACTAGCATAATCTTGTCGATTTGTATAGGCTTCTGGATCTGAATAGATCTCCGACTCTAATGAGTCTACCAGAAGTTTCATGTTCTTGATAATCAATTTTAATTTGTCTCTGTCCATAATCGTTGCACCTTTAAGTATATATGCCTCGACTTTTTGGCAAAAAAATTCCCCGAAAAAAATTTCGGGGAATCACAGAATCAAAAAGTGAATTTTGATTTAAGCAGAGCAAAGTTCCTTCTGAAACTTAACGCCACGGTAGGTCATCTCTGACTTCTTGCAGCTCTCTTGCTTACGCTTGTCGGTGTCGTACTTAACACCTCTGTAAGTGACTTGTGCCATTTTATTTACCTTAGGTAGGGTGGATTAGACCCGTTCCTTCAGTCGGCTTTTGCGTCCCAACATCCTCCTCCTGACGACTGCTTGATGGTCACGATGAGTTCGTCTTTAACATCTTCAGAGATATCTAAAGAACTTTTAACTCGCTCAATGAGCTTGTTAAATTCCGTACATGACATAGTAACAGCTAAGAGTACTGGAATCATGGGATGAACGTATCCGTTCCGAGTCGGCTTACTTGCGTCCCCTCAACGGGGATGAACGATGTGTTTATAATAACACATTTGAATTATTTAGTCAAGTAAGAATGTATAAGTTGCTACAATTTTATTTTGATTTAACATTCTTGTGGTCTCCCATGAAGACAAACCATCCAGTCATGATGTACTTGACCTCATTCTCTGCGACCTCTCCTTTATGTGGGTGAGTCCAGTAAGCAGGCCACATCACTACATCTCCTCGTCTAGGTGGTATCCTTCTACCTTGTGCTGGCCACTGAGTGTGACCACCATCGTACACATCATTCAGGTAGACCATCCAAGCCATCATCCTTGCACTGCATGGATGGTTTAAAGGAACATCATTCTCACAATGTATCTCATGGTAACCCTGACCTGGAAGATACCTTTGGATCTTAAAGATAGCATTAGGACCCCAAGGATGTATCTTAGTAGTGAAAGGATGCTCTTCCTTATACTTTTCAAATGTCTTCTGCAACTGCATTAGACCAGTAGGAAATCTATCCTTCTCATCCTCGTGCATGGTTCTCATGTCCATGTACAACTCAGTGAAATCTTTCTTAGTCTTATCTACCTTACCATCATACCCTCCTTCTTTCCACTGATCTGAATGACTCTCAAAGTAATCGATAATCTTTTGACAGATGTGTTCTTCAAACCTTCTATCATCTACGAGAATATAATCTGGATTCTTATGTTGTTGCATGATCTTTTAGAAATGCGTCATGAATACCCTTAGCGGATGCGTTATGTTCAATGAGTTTATTCATCCACACCCTCTCATCTAAGGTCACCTCTACACCATCAGTTGTAATCATTCTGCATAGTATATCAGTTAGTTCTAATCTGTATGCTGTTGATAAAGTCATGTTAATAAATGGGTGGTTGTACAATACCTATGTTACCTGCTATGGTAGTCCCTGTATTTCCTGGTTGAACTTGATGTCCTATCCACGATGGAAATAATATCATATCACCTGGTCCTAATTTGGGTTGATAATATAATGGTGTGTCCATAGAGTTACCTCTAGGTGCATGGTTCTGAATCAAATGACCTGCTGGATTCATAAGCATGGTCTTAGATCTTGAAACAGTCTCGTAAATAATAAAACTCCACTGAGACTTGGGATGTATATGATATCCCTGATAGTCAGTGGAGCTGTACTTATTTCTCCAGATCTGTTCAAACTTTAACTTCTTCCAAGGATCTTTCAACTCGTTGAGACATGGTGCAATAATGCTATGAAGATATTCATATGTAGACTTAGATACCTTAGGAGTTGACTGATAAGTTGTAGGGATACCACTCTCCCATGTAGGAGCGTACCTACCCTCTGCAATATCAATCTTGTCCAAGTCAACCTTCAGTTCAAAAATAGGAACTGAGAAGATATCTTTTTTCATGCCTGAGCTGTGCCTTTATCATCCTTAGGTGGTGGTGTTCTCTTTCTCGTTTTCTTAGGTGGTTCTGCTTTAACTTTGTTCTGATCAACCCATCTCCTAGGGTCTACCAGTCCTTCAGTCTGATGAAACTTTTTAAGTCCTGCTTTGTACTTGTCATAGTAATGATCAAATACATCTACTTGCTTCTGAGAAATGACTATATCATAGCACACCAAATTATCCTTGTCGATATACTCAACAAGGTATGATGTGTATGGTAGGGATTTCTCTAGTGCTTCCTTGGGATCGCACTTCTCTTTAATGATACGCATTAACTACGGTTACCCCATACAATACTTGGAAATGCTTCAGACACTGCTGCCTTGGTAATCTTCCAACGCTTACCGATCTTCTTATCCTTTGCAAGAACTAAGACCTCTGCTTCAGCAGCAGTTAGTCCTTCTAG